CGATGCAGCGCTACGGCGCGGACCGCATCCTCGAGGTCATGCTCACACGCGAGACCTACCGCGACGCCATGCCGAAGTATCGCGTCCGCTTCGAGGACAAAACCATTGAGCTTCCCGCGGACGCCGATATTTTGGAAGACCACCGGGCCGTGCGCATGGAGAAGGGCGTGCCCCTGATTTCCGACGCGCGCCGTCCGGGCCAGACCGGAGGCAAGCGCCACGGCGATGCCGCTGTCGCCGGGATGCTCGGCGTATATGCGGTGGAGAAGGTCGCCTGGGGACCGGTCGAGTACCAGACCGTTTCCTCCCGGGCGTCCGGCATGGGAAAACAAAAAGGTACGTGGTGATAATGCAAAATCAAAGACGAATTGATTTTGACGAGATAATGCCGCACGCGCCCTCAGGGGCGCATGTGGGGGCAGTGCCGGTGCGTCGGCCGCGCTTGCGGGCCCGATTTCCCCGCAGGCCTCGCTGCCCCCTGTTATAACACCAAATCGGGCCATGTAATCGGCGGGGGCTACCCCAAATATTCGATTTTTGATTTACGGTGAAAAAAATGAGCCTGCTCGACCAATACGGACGCGAGATCAAGAGCAACAAACCTATTTTAGAACAGGTCGCGGTCCAGACCGTCCGGGACCGGTATTCCTCCTACCCCTCCCAGGGCCTCACCCCGGAGCGGCTCGCCACGATCCTGAAGGAAGCGGACCAGGGGTACGTGATGCGCCAGGCGGAGCTGTTCGAGGAGATGGAGGAAAAGGACTGCCACCTCGGCGCGGAGCTGCAAAAACGAAAGCTCGCGGTCTTGGGACTCGAGCGTGAGATCCTTCCCGCTTCCGATTCCGCGGAGGACAAAGAGATTGCCACGCGCGCCGCCGAGATGCTGGACTACATCGAGGACCTGGACGGCGGGCTGCTCGATATCATGGACGGCGTGGGCAAGGGCTTTGCCGTGGGCGAGCTCATGTTCGAGATGTCCGAGGGCCAGGTCTGGATCAAGTCCATAGACTGGGTGCACCAGAAGCGATTCACGTTCACGGGTCAAATCAATGCCGGAGGGACGAGGGACGAGGGGCGAGGGACGACGGGATTTCAACCTCTATTGAATGTCCCGCGGCTCCTGACCGACGAGGCGCCGGTCTGGGGCGAGGATCTCCTCCCGAACAAGTTCGTGTTCTTCCGCCACCGGGCCAGATCCGGCGCGACCTCGCGCGGAGGCATCATGCGGCCGTGCGCGTACATGTACCTGTTCAAAAACTACGACATCAAGGACTGGCTCGTCTTTAACGACCTATTCTCCGTGCCGATGCGTGTGGGCAAATACAAGGCGGGTGCAAGCCCCGCCGATATCGAGGCGCTCAAGCAGGCGGTGTTCAACCTCGGCGTGGACGCGGCCGCCGTGATCAGCGACTCCACGGTGATAGAGCTGCTGGAAGCCGCCACACGGACGAACGCCGGCGGGTTCAAAGATCTGGCTGAGTTCTGCGACAAGGGCATGTCCAAGGCCGTGCTTGGACACTCCGCATCAGCGGAGTCCACGCCCGGCAAGCTCGGGAACGAGAACCAGTCAGGCGATATCCGGCAGGACCTGCTCGAAGCCGACGCCAAGGCGCTCGAGCGGACCATCCGGCTCCAGGTCCTCGGCCCCTGGGTCGCGTTCAACTACGGCCCGGACAAGGCAATCCCGAAAGTAAAAATCCACGCGGAAGAGGACGAGGACCTGAAGGCAGTGGCCGAAACCTACGGGGCGCTGGTCTCAACCATGAATTTTGACGGCATCCCGAAATCGCACGTCTACGAGCGGTTCGGGATCCCGCAGCCGAAGGACGGAGAAGAGACCATCCATCCGCAGCAGCCGGTGAGTCCGTTCGGGGGGGTTCCGACTGACGACGGACGACGGACGAGGGACGATAAAACCGCGCTGCCGAACAAGGCCTGCGCCTGCGGCGCGCAGCATCATAACCTCCTTCGCCCTCAGGGAGGGGGTCGGGGTGAGGGTGGGTCTCATTCCAAAATGACGCTCATGCTGAACGCCCTCGAAGGCGCCGATGCGGCGTGGGTCTCGGAATACATGAAGCGCCTCTCCCCCGCGCTCAAGGGCGCGAACGAAAAGGCGCTCGCGGAAATAGAGATTTGGCTCGCAGCTCAGTCCGAGCCGCCGTCCTCTCCGGAGTTCGTCGCTAAAATCCAGGAGATTCTCGGGGCCGCGTACAAGAGCATGGACAAGGCAAAGGTCTCCGAGGCGGTCGGCGACATGTACCGCTACTACAAAAATTCGCTGCCGCTCGCCGGCGTCGAAACGGCGTTCGGCGGGGCGGACTCGCGGGCCGTGGGCTTTCTCTCTTCCGTGGACAGCATGTTCTACGCCAAGGGCCTCGACAGCCCGGACGCCCAGGCAGCGGTCACGAAGTTTTTGGAGGAGCAGTATCTCAAGGGCGGCCAGGGTCTGTTCGGACGCGGAGATCCGAAAGTCACCGAGGAATTTCAAAACCTCCTGTCGCAGCAGCTCGGCGACACCTCCACGTACCATGCACAGCGGATCGCGGACACGTCGGTACAGCGCATCCGAAACTTCGCGCACATCAGCAAAGTCGCGGACGCGGGCCTCGCGCAGATCGAGATCTACGAGCCCACGGAGCAGTGCCCGTTCTGCATGGCCATGAACGGCAGGGTGATCGACGTGGACACGGCCTACGGCCTGATGGAGGACCTCACGTCAAAGACGCCGGAGGAATATCTCTCCTATCTCCAGGAGGCGCAGAACAAGGCCACGCTCGACAACCTCGCAACGCTCCAAAAGAGCGGGGCGCTTCCGCCGTATCATCCGAACTGCCACGGCAGGTTCATCATAAAAACAAAAAGGTAGGCGCAGGCTTCAGCCTGCGGACTGTTTATGAAAGCCACAATCACCATGACCAAAAACGTAGAGGAAATGATGAAACGCCTGGGCGAGGACTTTTCCGGCGGCATCAGGGCCGGGATGACCAGAACGGTTGAGGTGATCGAGGCCAGGGCCGTGAAGGAAACGCCGGTACGCACCAGCAACCTCGTGAACTCCATCACGAGCGATGTCTCCGCGGACGGCAAGCGCGGAGAGCTCCGGGCCACGGCGGACTATGCCGTATTCGTGCACGACGGGACCGGGCTCTATGGGCCGCGCAAACAGAAAATAGTTCCGAAAACCGCCAGGGCGCTCAAGATACCCGGCATCGGCTATCGGAAAAGCACCAGGGGCCAGAAGCCGCAGCCCTTTATGGAGACGGCCCGCGAGGAGACCGACGTGCAAAAGGAGTTTGAATCCGGCATGGGCGGATATCTGAAAGCAAAAGGCTGGTGACCCGGTTTTCTTCGTGTCTTCGCGCCTTCGTGGCGGCCCTGGGTTTTGTTGCATCGCCTCAAAAGATTTCTTGCTGAAAGGAGTTTATAACCGACACATGCGAAAAACCGACCTGATACTGCTGGCAAACGACGGAAAGCCGGACGCGGACCGCGTCATGTTCGCGCTGCACGACCTGAACGGCGTCGTGCCCACGGAGATACAGCTCATCCCCTACGGCAACCACGACACGCCCAAGTACGGGCTGATCGTGGTGGACGACGAGAGCCTCGCCGCCATCATGTCCGCGGCCGCCGCGCGGAAGAACGACGAGGTGATCGACTTCGAGCACCAGACCTTTTCCACGCCGCCGATCGAGGCCCCGGCCGCCGGCTGGATCAAGGAGCTCGTCAACCGCGGCAGGGACGGGATCTGGGCCGTGGTCGAGTGGACCGAGAAGGCCCGGCGCATGATCGCGAACAAGGAGTACCGGTATCTCTCGCCCGTCACCCTGATGCGCAAGTCCGACAAAAAGGTCCTGGACATCCTGGGCGCGGGCCTCACCAACATGCCCAACATCGACGGCATGGTGCCGCTCGTGAATAAACAGAGCATTCAATCTGCCGCACAGACGGCGAAGGAGGAAATGAATATGTGGAAAGAGCTGCTGAAGCTGCTCGGGCTTCCTGAGGACGCGACGGAAGCAGCCGCCATGACGGCGGTGAACAGTATGAGGGACGCGCTCAATGCGGCCAAGGCGATCGTGGCGAACAAGGCAGTGCTCGGCGCGCTCGGCGTGGCCGAGACCGCGGGGGAGGCCGAGATCGTGGTCACGATCAACAACCTGAAGGCAGGTAACCAGATCGTGGCGAACAAGAACGTGCTGGATGCCCTGGGCGTGAAGGCAGACGCGGGAGAGAGCGAGGTGGTCGGCACGATCCACGCCATGCGCCAGGCCCACCAAAACATCGACCAGCTGACCACGCAGGTGAACACGCTTACCTCCGACATCACCAAGCGGAACGCGGACGAGCTCGTAGAGATGGGCATGGCCCTGGGCAAGATTTCCCCGGCCATGAAGGAGTGGGCGCTGAACAACGCGCGCAAGGACGCGGAGAGCTTCAAGATATACCTCGCCAAGGCGCCCGTGATCGTGCGGTTCAACAAGGTCGTGGGAGAGGACGCCGCGGACGGCGGCAAGCTCGACGAGTCACAGCTCGCCATGAACCGGCTGCTCGGCATCACGGACGAGAGCTGGAAGACTCACCACGCGAAGAAGGCATAGGGAAACAAGGCGGAAGTAAAAAAGGGAGAATTGAGAGCTTTCTTAATTTCTCCTTCTCAATTGACTTTTACAAGGAGGCTTCAATGAGCAAGACAAAAAGAAAGAGGCTGTTCAATTATGGGTTGATCGGGCTGGCCGTATTGTTTTTCGGCTGCCTGATCATGATGGGGTATGTGGATCCGGCGGCGGCCGCGTTCGGCGGGCTCCCGCTCATCGGGTTTGCGGGCGCGCTTTCCGCGGACAGGGACACCCCGCAGCGGCTCGACGCGCTCCTGAACCTGGGCGTGGCGACCGCCAAGAAAATCTATGCGGGCTCGCTCGTCATGCGAAGCGCCACGGGCTACGCCACTCCGGGCGCCGCGGCCACCGGCTGCATCGGCCTGGGCCGCGCGTCCGAGCAGGTGGACAACACCGGCGCGGACGGCGCGCTGAATATCAACATCGAGCGCGGCGTGTTCCGCTTTGCCAACAGCGCGGCGGGCGACGCCATCGCGGACGCCGATATCGGCAACCACTGCTACATCGTGGATGACGCCACCGTGGCAAAGACCGACGGCACCGGCACCCGCTCCATCGCCGGCAGGATCTACGACGTGGACTCCGACGGCGTATGGGTCGAGTTCTCGGTCGTTCCCCGTCCCGCGGTCGTGGGCAACAGCGACATGGATGTCTCGCTCATCAAGTACGCGACCATCAACCTCACCAACGTGAACATCAAGGCGCTGCGCGCCACGCCCATCACCCTCGTGGTGGCCCAGGGCGCGAACAAGGTTATCGAGTTTGTCTCCGCCCTGCTCTTTCTCGACTACGGCACGAACGTCCTGACCGAGACCACGGACAACCTGGCCGTGAAATTCGAGAACGGCTCCGGAGCGATCGTGTCTCAGGCGATCGAGGCCACGGGCTTCATCGATGCGGCCGCGGACACCGTGACAAGCGCACTGCCCAAGATCGACGCGATCGTGGCGGCGGCCAGCGCGGCGAACAAGGCGCTCGTGCTGCACAACACGGGCGACGGCGAGTACGCCGGCAACGCGGGCGCGGACACAACCATGAAGGTCAAGGTCGCGTACCGGGTGCATGACGTGACGGTGTAGTAGGCAATTAAGAAGGAGGAATTAAGAAGTGGTTTTGCTTAATTCTTCCTTCATACTTTTAACTTTCTTTTTACGGAGGATCCCATGATCATCAATCAGGCAACACTCACCGCGCTGTACAAAAGCTTCCAGACGATCTTCAACGAGGCCTTTGCCGGGTCCGAGACGTTCTGGAACAGAGTGGCCATGCGCGTGCCGTCCATGACCAAGGAAGAGGTTTACGCCTGGCTCGGCGCGTTCCCGAAAATGCGCGAGTGGCTCGGCGACCGCGTGATCCAGAACCTCGCGCTCTCGAACTACAGCATCATGAACAAGGAATGGGAGCTCACCCTCTCCGCCAAGCGGACCGACATCGAGGATGACACCATCGGCGTTTATAACCCCATGATCGCCCAGATGGGCATGTCCACGGCACAGCAGCCCGACGAGCTCCTGGCCGCGCTCATGGCAGCGGGCTTCGCCACCCTGTGTTACGACGGCCAGTACTTTTTCGACACCGACCATCCCGTGGCCGGCGCCTCGGTTTCAAACTACGGCGGCGGCGCGGGCGCGGCCTGGTATCTGCTCGACGTGTCACGGCCCGTAAGGCCCTTCATCTTTCAGGAGCGGAAGGCCACGGAGTTCGTGGCGCTCGACAACCCCTCGGACTCGAACGTGTTCCTCAAAAACCAGTTCGTGTACGGCGCGTACCGCCGGAACAACGCGGGCTACGGCCTGTGGCAGCTCGCATACGCCTCCAAGGTGGCGCTCGACGCCACGGTCTATGCCGCCGCGCGCGCCGCGATGATGAGCTTCAAGGGCGACTCCGGCAAACCCCTCGGCGTTAAACCGAATCTTCTGGTGGTGCCGCCCAGCCTCGAGGGCGCGGCCCGCGCGATCCTGCTGAACGAGAGGGACGCAAACGGCGCGACCAACTCATGGAGGAACACGGCGGAGCTTCTGGTCTCCCCGTGGCTGGCGTAGCATTGCGTAAGCAATGCGGGTAGCCGCAGGCTTTAGCCTGCGATGATTCCGTAAAACCCCGAGAAGGGGCAGTGTCTCAATTCCGGACACTGCCCCGCGTATAAGGAGATTTCCCATGCCAAAAGAAGAACCCAAAACCAAAGTCAGCGTGCGGGCCGTCCCCGTGCTCGGCTTTCACCGCATCGGTAAAAAGTTTTTCCGCGACGAGGCCACGATCGTAGAGGTTACCGCGGAGGAGCTTGCGATCCTGAGGGCGGAAAAAAACCTCGTGGTCGAGGAGGCAAAGCCGGACCAGGCGCCCTCGGCCCCGCCCCCGGCAAAGAAGACGGCCGACGAGATGATCGCGGCGATCGGGGAATGCAAGACGATCGACGAGGTCAAGCCGTTTTTCAAGGACGAAGAGCGCGTCTCGGTGATCGCCGCGGCCAAGGGCAGGATCGCCGAACTGAAAAAAAGTCAAAAGTAAGTTGCTTTGTGATTTTCGATTGCCCGATAGCGATATCGGGCAATCTCTCAATCTCAAATCCCAGGAGGCATCCATGAAATTCAAATCCGTTTTGCCTGCACCCAGCGCTTATGAGTGGCTACGCGAATGCAGTGTGATTTTGATTCTGCTCTTCGCCCTCTGCTCCATGCTCTATGCGCCGTATGCGCACGCCGCATAGCGCCGTTCACGCTGACGACTACCGGACGCCTGATCGTCCGGCAGGGCTATGCCTGGGACGGACCGAGCGGCCCGACCATCGACCGGGCAACCAATATGCGCGGGTCCCTCGTGCATGACGTGCTGTACCAGTGCATCCGTCTCGGCTTCCTCGATCTGAAATGGCGGACCGAGGCGGACAATATCCTGCATAACCTCTGGATCCAGGACGGCATGTGGAAATGGCTAGCGGCCATAGAAGTAAAGCTCGTCCGGGATCTGGCCGAAAACGCGGCCCGCCCGTCATCCGAGCCGCAAGTAATGTGCGCGCCGTAACGGGAAAGGTAAGAATTCTTACTTCTTAATTTAATTCCAAGGAGGATTTTAAAATGAAAAAGATTTTGGCAGCAACCTCGATCTCGCTCGTTGTTCTGGGCCTCATTGCGGGAAGTTCTAACGCGGCAAGCACGGATGCGATTGCGGCATCGGTTAAGTCGGATTTACAAATCATGAGAATGAGAATCTCACTTGGCGACAAGCAAACGCTTTCCGAATGTCTTGATGAGAGATTCCGCCAGCTCGAAGATGCATGGTACGACCATCTATCTCCGTGCAGAAAAACCAAAAAAGGGTGTGGTGAGAATTACCTGTCGCGGTCATATACCGAGGAAGAAAAAGAGGAGTATATCCGCACGATTTCTATGCTGGATGTGGAATGGCAAAAGCGGTGCATGCGCGCAACCATTCCGTTTAAGGACGAGGGGATTAATGATCTTGTAATGCGCTCATCAAAAGCGGGGGCGATAGTCGGCGCGGCATGCGGCCCCTTGCCGAAATCCAACGACGAGGTAGGCGAGTGTATTAAAAGGCTGATGGACATATCTCGATCGATATCTATCGAAATGTTGAAGGGGAAAAGATGATCCCCTCGACAAAGAAACTCCACGAAAAAATCATCAGGCACTTGAAGGGGATCCTTCACGCCTGGGAGGAATGGATAACGGAGCAGGAAAAAGCGCCTGAAAAATAACAACAGCCAAGTTCGCCAAAACGCCTCGCTCGCATGAGCCTCGCAAAAGGCCTCCTTGAAGCCCACTCTATAGGAGGATTTTGCGATGAAAAAGATTTTAGCGGTTGTCTGTCTTCTGATTGCCTGTCTTCTGTCCTCTGTTTCTCACGCCGCCTGCACCCAGGCCTTTTCCACCAGCGCCAAGGGCAACTTTGCCGCCGGTCTGTTTTTGAAGACCCATACCTACAAAATCGCGCACTATGCGGACGCTGCGACATGGAGCGCCGCAACCGCTCAGTACAGTACCACGAACGAGCTGGCGACAAGCGGCAACTACACTGCCGGAGGCCCTGCGCTGGATTCCCTCACATACGGCACATCAGGCACAACGTACTGGATAGATTTTGCGGATGAGACTGAGGCTACTCAGACATGGAGCGCGGCATCGACGTGCGCATTGATCTATGATGACACCGTTGATGATTCTGGTTGCACCGCCTCTGGCACTCCCTATCCGTGCTGTACTGGGTCTGGCACCGGCACTTGTGCTAATGCCGTAATAGGTGTGTTTGTTTATGCATCAGCACAACCGAGCGCGGCAAATGTCACTGTACAATTTCCAACAGCCGATGCGACCAATGCAGTTATCAAATTCGCTTTTTGGGAGTGGTTGAGCACAGCAATGAATGAGGCCCGGTGATGAAAACTTATTTTACTCTACTACTTTT